GAGTGTCCTCGTAGGGCTCGTCGAGCAGCTCAGCGATCGAGGCCCACGACAGGCCGTTGCATCGCATGAGCAACAGCTCACGAAGATCATGAGGCACCTTGTCAAGTGCCTCGGTCACTGCGTCGAGTTTGCCCTGGTCGCACTGTGCGGGGCTCTGTGGCATCCCGTAGCGGTCGGCCACGTAGCACAGCCAGTCCATGTCGTCCTGGCCGAAGCCACGCCCCTTCGTGCCCCAGCCTGCGGGCTCGAGACGGTAGGCCCTCATGAGCGCAGCGCTGCCGCCTGTGCGGCGGTCAGCTTCGTCCCTGGCACGTGCTTGTCCCCGTCCTTGATCGGACGGATGTAGCCGAACTTCGGGTGGATGAACAGGTCGATCTCGCCCACCTTGCAGGGAGGGCGCTTGTTCTTGGCCACGTTCACCGTGACGGTGTTCTCCTCCTGCTGGCGCTGGAAGGCGTCCAGGCTCTCGTCGTCCCGCTTGCGGAACACCTCGAGCACGAACATGGCGTCGTGCTCGCCGCCGTACCGCATGGCCTCCATGCCCGCCGCCTGGCCTCGAGGGCCAGAGCTGCGGCCTGCCTGATGCAGACAGATGAGGGGCACGTCATTGCGCTTGCACCACTGCTTGAGCTGCGTGCTCTTCGCAGCCACGCCTTCGAAGTCGCCGCTGCCAGGCAGCTGCTCCAAGAAGTCGATGACCACCGAGTCGCAGTCGGCCTGCCAGTACTGCTGCGCCTCCGTCAGTGCGTCCTGCATCTGGCGGAAGGTGAGCGGCTGATCGATCACGATCAGGTTGCCGAAGTCATGTGCGGCTACATGCTTCGTCAGATCGATGATGTCCTTGTTGCGCTCCTTGATCCGCTGCTCGAGCGTCTCGTTGTCGATCGACCGAGTCATCGACACGAGCTTGGCCAGCAGCAGGCTGTCCACCTCGTCGAGCGTGAACACCAGGCAGTGCTTGTCGGGGTTGTTGGCGATCGACTGCAGCACCAACTGGGTCTTCCCCGAGTGAGGGCGACCCGTCACGTAGCACAGCTCGCCACGCCCGACGCCACGCACCATGGCGTCGAGCTGCTCGATGCCGAACAGCCACCGCCCTTCCTCGTTGATGATCAGCTCGACGTAGTCGTTGGCTGCCTCAGCGAAGGGGCGGATGAAGCGGTAGGCGGGTGGAGCAGGAACCTCCTGCTCCACCACGCCACCACCGAGCAGTGCGGCTACACGGGCCTCAGCTTCCTCGGGCGACAGGATCACGCAGCCACCTCGATGCGGCGGATGAGGCCCTCCTTCTCCAGCTCGTCGATCATGCGCTTCGAGACGGTGTTCTTCGTGATGATGATGTTGTCGGCCTTGATCCGCTTCCCGTGCTCGACTGCATCGGCGTAGCTCAGGAACACACCATGGTCCTCGGAGCGGTAGAGGGGCAGGGGAAGCCAGCCCTTCGGCTCCTTGATCAGCACGTCTGCCGACAGTGCGTAGAACTCGGTGTAGTCGTTGTCCATGTCTGTATCTCCTTGGGGATGGAACGGGCCACGGCTTGTCACCGTGGCCCGTGTTGTTGGTGGATGTTGAGTGGGGCTGCAGGGGTGTGTGGTGGCGCCGTCGTCACGAACGAGACCACACACTTTCCCCCGAGGGTCCGACTTTCCCCCTGCTACCCCGCCAGGCGAGGCCTTGGTCGTGCTGGGGGCACTCGGGGCACCTGCAGATCAGGCGAAGCTGCGCTGCTTCGTGAAGGTCTTCGGCTTCAGCCACAGCGGAGCGCCAGTGGCCTTGTGCTTGAAGTCGGCGGCGCTGTCCTTGTACTGACCCGACGCCTTCTTCTGGCGGTTGTCGTAGAACTCCTGCGGGTGCGACTCGAGACGAGCGAGGAGCCACTCACGAGACGGCTTCTCGGGGATGGCGTTGCTCGCCGCAGGCGGCACCACGTCGGGATCACGATCGGTGCGGTCGGGGAACTGCACCACGACACCGTCGGGATCCTCGGCCACCTCGACACCGCCGAAGGCGTTCTCGAGGGCCTTCACCGTCTGGCCGATGCCAGCCTCGACGACCTTCACCTTGCCCGTGGGACGGGCTGGAGTGTTGGTCGGCAGCTCGGGTGCCAGCTCGATGATGACGCCGCTCTCGTTGACAGTGAACTCGACGCCGAGCTGCTCGAGCACGACGCTCTTGCAGCGCTGGATCTTCTGCTCAGCGATGGCGATCAGCTCACCGTCATCGATGCCCTTGGGCGTGTCGAACTGCAGGAACCACGTGGCCTCCTGCGAGCCGAACTTGCCGTCGCTCACCTTGCGGGTGAAGGACACCGTGTGGGTGTTGTGCTCGACGACCTGCTCTTCCATGAACCCCTCCATGAGGTTGATCTCTCTTGAACATGATGCCTGACGTCAGGGCGGATGTCAACCCCCTCTGACGAACTTCTCACCAGGGCTCGGCGCCGAGCGCCGCTCCCTTGCAATCGGCCCACGCAGCGCACCACTTGGGGCTGCAGTGCCACCCCTGGTCGATCATCGGCCACTTCAAGCGCCCAGCATCAGTTGCCAGATACAGCTCCACGATGGACGTGAGCTTCGTGCGCAGCCAGTCGAAGTGCCGCTGGTCCCGCTCGACCTCGATGATCTGAGGCTCTCGAGGCGACGGACCCTTGGGCATCACTGCGTACCTGAACAGCGGAGGCTCTGACCCCCGAGTCTCGCTGTAGGCGTAGCTGTAGATCGTCGGCTGCACGTAGTAGCGCTTGGCTTCCCACCCCTCCCAGGGCTGGTTGGCGGTCTTCCAGTCCCACACGACTGGAGTGGCGTCAGCCAGATCCCATGTCCCGCTGAGACGGATCTCAGCGGTGGTCATAATGTCGGATGACACTGACATCAGGTTGACTGTTTCGAGGCTGACGTTGAAACTCTCCTCGATAGAGGGGCTTGAACCGAGCCTGACTTGGGGATGCACCCAGGTTGCCCACGACACCAGACAGCTACGCACGTAGGTCAGCGCCGTCTTGCGGCTCTTCACCTGGACCCACTCGAAGGGCCCATCGATGCCTTCGACGTACTCGTCGAAGCACTGCATCGCTGCCTCGAAGCTGGCTCGTGGGTACTCGCCGCACAGCAGCAGCTCGATGCCCTTGTGCATCGCAGAGCCCATCGCCATGGCGTCGGTGACCTTGCGCTGGGTAAGGTTCAACATCTCACGACGTGCCTGCTCTGGGCACTTCAAGAACGTGTTCAACCACGACTGCCTGAAGGTCACCTCGAGGTGGTCCTCGAGCTGCTTGACCCTCACGCCTTCCTCATCTGCTCGGGCTGGTTCAGCTCAGCGAAGGCGACCGCATCGTCGAACGATGCGAAGCCATCGACCATCTCCCCGAGGACGGGGTCGATGGTCCTGACGAGGAAGCCCTTGTCGGGCCTCACTGCGGGCAGCACCCGCACGTTCTTGCCGCTCTTCGTGCGGATGTACACGTTCGCTCTCTTTCAGGAAAGTGCATGCTCACCCTCACGGTGAGCATGCGAATGCCCTTCTGCGCTTTCTTCGAAAGCTGCGGCTACACGACTGCCAAGGAGTGGAGCCGCTTCAGCGTCTGCCTTCGGCGGCTGATGTAGCCGCCTCTGTCTGCTTTCGGATGGCGCCTCCAAGCGCCATCCCTTTCGCCTTCAGTGGCTGCCTTCGGGCGGGTGCCCTTCGGCAGCCGCCTTCTGCGTTCGGCCCCCCCTGACCCCCCCAACCATAGGCCTGACATCAGTGGGTGACAACCCTCCCTGACACTGAAACCCACGACCGAGGGTGCGGATGCCCTCGGTCGTGTGGTCAGCCGCTCTTGCGGCGAGCTGCACGTGCCTTCTCTTGGCACGTGGACAGCTCCTTCATCAGGCGCTCGCACTCAGCTTCGAGACGACCTATCTCCCGATGCGCTGCGCTGAGCTGCTCGAGCACCTCGCTCGTCGTCAGCTCGGAGCTGCGGCCCACCTTGCGGGTCGGCTTGATCCCCCTCGTCTGCAGCACGTAGTAGAGCATGGCCCTCGAGAGGCCAGTCTCCTTCAGGATCTTGTCAGTCTTCACCCCCTGCTGGTACAGCCTGACGGCGGCGTCTTTCGACTCGTCGTCGTACTTGTTGTCCATCGCCCCTACTCCCTGACTGACAGATAGAACCTGTTCAGTCTCCGCACCGTACTATTCACAGCCTCAAGTCATTGTCCCCACCTGCCCTCCAGCCACATGTCGAGTTCAGATCCACTCGCTTGGATGTACCGTTGCGTGATCTCCACGCTCGAGTGGTTCAGGATGGAGCGGACCAGCATCACTGGTACGCCCGCCCTCAACAGATTGGATGCAGCGCTGTGCCGCAGCTGGTGCGGCGACACGTGCGCTGTGTTCGCCTGCTTGCACCACTTCGACAGCTCTCGGTTCACCGCCTGCGGATCCCCCCTCCAAGGGAACAGCAGCGGCGCTGAGCGCCTGTAGTGCAGCCACATGTCGACTGCCTCGGGCAGCCACGCCTCGTTCACCACGAGGTGAGGCAGCCGCTCAGCGAAGATCCGATGGACCGTGGTCCATCGCAGTGTGTCCTCCCCCCCTCCCTTGCGTGGGAAGTTGACGATCGCTTCGGTCGTCAACTGCTGCGGTGTCAGCCGAGCAAGCTCCGCTCGACGCAGCCCACAGAAGAACCCTAACCCGAGGACCACTCGCTGGTAAGCACCCAAAGGGCGATCCCACAACGAGAGCCACGTCTGATCGCTGATCGGACGAGGGTTCGTGTTGTTCACCTTGGGGCTGACGATGTGTACCCCCAAGTCACGGTGTGTCAACCCCTCCTGATGGCACCACTTGTAGAACGAGCGCAGGATCGTGCCCTCGAGCTGGTGCGTGGCAGCCGACCCACGGGTGCCACCACCACGTCGCTCACGCTCCCTCGAGAGCCAGGCCTCCATGTCCTGACGTGTAGCCGTCAGTACCGAGGCACGCCCTCGATAGGTGGCCCAGTGCTCGAGTCTCGAGCGGTATGTACGCAGAGTGGTCGGGCTCAGTCGCCGCACCTTGGTGCACCACGTGATGTATCGGTCAACGACATCCTGGTTTCGGAGTCTCTTCTGTGGTTCGAAAGAATCGAACTCGGTCACTGATTCGTCGTCTGTCATCTGCATCCTCATCAGGGCCTTCGGCCACTGGGACGCAGAGAGAGCGGGTGAAGGGAATCGAACCCTCGCTGTGTCGCTCTGCGCCCCAGCGGCCACGGAACGTGGCGCCGTATTCAGCTCAAGATCTGGTGCACTCGAGCCCTCGAGATGCCCAGCTCGTTGCTGATGTCCCCCACCGACCAGCCCTCCGTGTACAGCGCACGGATGGCCTCACGACGGATCTCCGTCATCTGCTGGTACGCCTGCTGCAGGGCGTTGACGGCGTCGTGGGAGGCACGGGCTTGCTCGAGCCACGTGCTCTCTCCACGAATCGCCTCGGCCACAGTCGACAGGTAGCTAGTCAGGGTGGACATGGCCTTCACGTTAGCCCCTCTGTCAACCCGTCTCGGCTACACGCAGGTGTCGGCTGCCCTTGGGCTTCTCCCGACGGTACTCCCGTCGGTTGGTCTGCAGCCCGACCTCGATGACAGTCCAGTCCTCGCCCTCGAGGGCGAAGATCGCTGCACTGACCTCGTTGACGAGCTGCCAGAACTTCTCGGGTCCGAAGCCCTTCGACTCGTCCCCATGCACGTCTACGTACAGCCTCACGACACACGCTCCACGTCTGCCATGTTCATAGTGAAGTGCTGCCCGCCGCCTGGAACGCCCTGCTGGACGCACCAGAGCTTGTTGCCGTTGATGCAGAGCACTGTGAAGGTGCGCTGATCCCAGTTCGAGATCCACTTCACAGTGCAGCCCACCTCGATGGGCTTGGGCAGCTGGGCCTCGATCTGCTTGAAGAGCTTAGGCCCCGTCAGGTTGGCGCTGGCCCAGCTTATCGTACCCGAGCAGACCTCCCTAACCACCCGCACGTCGTTCTCGCTCAGTTCGATCTCGAACTTCACAGTCCCTTCCCTTCATATCTGTCGATGATTTCCCTGGCCCAGGCGAGTGCGTCCTGCACTCGAATCCCTGGGCGTTGAGCTGTGATCCACAGCTCGAGGTTCTCTGGTCGGTTGTCGTCACGCACCCCGTTGAGGTGGTGAACGCTCTCTCCTGGCAGGAGGAACCTGCCGAGCTTCTGCTCCATCACCAGCACGTGTTCGGCTACGTACGGGTTGCCCCTGCCCTGCACCTTGGGGTGACTAGGGTTGAGGATGTACACGTAGCCAGTGCTCGGGTTGATGGTCCTTCCGCCATTCCACTTCGGGTGTCCCGAGCCCGAACGACGGGCATACGAGCAGGAGCTACACCGCTTGGAACGCCAGTGCATTTCCCGCCCGCAGCCGTCAGCGCAGGGCACCCTGTAGTGCGGATCCCTACGTGGCATCACACCTCCTGCAGGATGGCGTGCGCCTTCCTGGTGAGTGGGAAGTCGTTGGCCAGGAAGCGAGCGAGCGTGCGCTCCGTCCGATCGCCCTTGACCTTCGAGGTCCACAGTTCATGGGAGTTGACGCCCATCAGGGCGCCCCACTTGGTGCCGATGGCAGCCTGCTGCCCGACTGCACCCCACTGGCTGACGATGGCCTCGAACTTGTTGTCGTAGTTCGTCTGCGCACGACCAGCCTCGTCGGGCCGCTCACCCATCAGAGCGGGCACGAGCACGTCGGTGTACTCCATGCGGCTGTAGCCCTGGGACAGGAGCTTCTCGATCTCCTTGTCCATCTCGGACCAGTCCCTGTAGGTGTCGACGATGGCCTGCCGCATGGCGGGCACGTAGTCCATCGCACCCTTGGTGTGGCGCACCGACGCCACGCTCATGGCGTTGCGGGAGGGCATGGTGTTCATGCACTCCACCACCCAGCTGACGGGCTTGGCCGACAGTGCGTAGGTGCCGTTGTGGCTCGTGATCAGAGCGAGCCCACGCTGCAGCTGCACGTCACCACCACCGAGGGACGTGACCTCGTCACGCTCGAGGTACAGCACAGCCACCTTGCCCTTGTGCAGGCTGAAGCAGTTGAGCTTGTTGGTGCCATTGCCGAAGCTGGCGTCGGCCTCCTGTGCAGCCTTGCCCAGGTCACCCAGGACGTGGGGCTGCACGATGCCGTAGCTCGAGCTGACCACGCTGAGCACGAAGCCGTTGTCGCTGCGCACGAGGGCCTTGTACTCGTCGGCCCCGTCTGCGAAGAGCACGTCCTGCAGCGGGATCTCACGCACCTCGTAGGGGAAGGTCCACTCGATGGCCTCGTCGATCGTCAGCGATCGATCGAGGGTGATGAGCTTGTTCTCGGTGTTCGAGCGGTGGTGCCAGGGGTTCCAGCGGCTGTACGCCCCTCGGTCGACGCCGCCCACCAATCCATACTGGTCGATGCCCATGATGTTCTCCTGTTCGTGTTGGTTGGTGCTGCTCCAGCACCGCTCACAGCTGCTACGTGTGCAGCAGCTGAAGCGCTGATGTTCAGCGTGTGTGTAGAGGCCCTGGCTCAGACCTTCCTGCAGCTCGTCGCCATCACTGTGACTGGCGTGCCGCCGAACGCCACCCAGGCGAAGTCGCCCATGGTCCAGAGCACCGTTCCGTTGCCGTACTGCAGGTGGCTGACCCGATCCCCGACCTCGATCTGTGCAGGCAGCTGCTCTTCGATCTGGCGCACGATGTCGGCCCATCGTGTCTCTCAGGATGCCGATGCTGTCGCTGTGCTTCTCGACGAACGCTCGAGCGTGGCGCTCGTGCTTGAACTTGATGGTGAACTCGGTCTTGTTGCTCATGTATGCAGCCCCTTCGGCTCGTTGGTTTGCATTATGACAGGCTCTGTCAAGCCCGTCTGATTCAGACGTATGCAGACTCCGTGTCTGCCACGTATTGGATGTCATGGTTGTGCTGGCACAGCAGCGGGTTGCGCTTGGCGTGCTCGGCCAGCTCATGAGCACGCCACTCGGCACGCTCGTAGCTCTTGAAGGGCCCCAGCCTGTCGTAGCAGGGACACACCACGTAGAACCCAGGCTTGCGCTTGAACATGGTCACTTCCTCTTGTCGCCCTGCATGATCTGCAGGATGCGGGTCTTGCTGTCTGCTGCCTTCAGTTGGTCGAGCACGCCCTCGGCGTAGCCCTCGAGCACAGTCAGCGTGTGGATCTCCTTGGCACCTGTGCGCTGCAGTCGATCGAGCAGATGGCAGGCACCCGCCACGCCATCGCCATGCAGAGCCATCGAGGCGTAGCCATCGGCCATGCACTCTCGGTAGCTCCTCGGCTCCACGTCGGGCACCTGCCACAGCGTCTCCATGACGAGGTTCTCGAAGCGCTGCTTGTAGACCACGACTACAGCGAAGCGCACATCTGTGAGCTGCAGTTGTCCTTGCATCACCGCACCCGCTTCCGCTGCACGCTGACGGTGCGCCACAGCTCCAGAGCCTCGAGCCTGGCCTCGAGCAGCTCGTTCACCTCTCGGCGGTAGCTGCTGTAGCTGCGCCCACTGGCGCTGTCCCAGCCCTCGTAGCAGTCGATCATCGTTCTGTCCTTTCGTTTCGTGTGGGTTGTGTGGTGGTGGGCCCTGTTGCCCACCACCACTGTCTCATGACCGTCAAGGCCTGTCTAGAGGGCCTTGCGGATGAAGGGGATGTACGTCTCGGTCTGGCGCATGCGACCCTTGCCCTTCAGACCGATGAGCGAGCCGTGCGGCTCAGCCCAGCGGTCGTCGTGGTCGTCGCCACAGACCACAGGGATCCCCATGTACTGCTCTGGCACCCGATCGAAGACCATCGACACAGAGACGTGGTTCTGCAGCAGTTCTTTGACCTCGGCGTCACTGACCCGCTCGCTGGCGCTGAACACCAGGCGGTAGTTCTGTGGCCACAGCGTGGTGCCCACCAGCAGCGCCCGCTGCTCGCTCTTCGTGTAGTCGTAGAACTTCGTCGTGTACTTGCGACTGAAGATCCACGAGGCGAAGCGCTCCCACTCGAGATCCGACAGCACGTTCAGACGGACCCGCAGATCCTTGTGCTTCTGCTCGGCCTTGGTGATCTCTGCATCCAGCAGAGTCAGGAACGCTCCAGGGTGCTGGCCGAGGAACAGAGTCTTGAGCTTGCGCCCTCGCTGCACTCGGTCCAGTTCGCCCTTGCCTGCAGTGTTCAGGCAGCCCTTGCGGCACAGAGCCGTCGACCAGCTGCAGGTGTTGTACTCCCCGCTCACAGTCGCTGGAGCGAGCGACAGCCCATAGATCGGGACAGAGCCCTTCTTGAGCTTGGCGTTGCTGTCGGGCGCCGACAGCAACGGCACCTTGCAGTCGCTCACGATCCCCTGTGAGCGACGGAAGTCGACCCACAGACGCTGAGCCTCAGCGTGTGTGGGGTAGTTCATCTGCCCACTGCGATCGAGCTGCAGCAGGTGCTTGTTCAGGTTGCGCATTCCATCCCTCTCGGGTCGTGTGGGTGGTGGGTCGTCGATGCCCACCACCATTGTCTGCGGGTGTCAAGTCCCTCTGGCACCGCTCTAGGGACGAACCTCCACAGTCGCTGGCAGCAGACAGGCCAGGAACAGCCCGTCGTCGGATCGGATCTCTGCAGCACCCTCGCTGCAGATCGGGTCGGGCATGGCCAGCCCCTGGCCGATGCCCAGTGCGAGCAACGCTGCAGCCACTGCAGCGACCCAGTACGTGGGGAGCTTCATCACTTGTCCCCCTTCAACGCTGCAGCGATCTCCTCGAGCCGCTCAGCACGCTCCTTGCAGTACTGCACCCACGGCGTGCCGAGGTTCGGATCGCCCCACCAATGGGGCGCCGACTTGTACTGGTCGGCCTTGAACTGCAGTGCAGTCACTTCGACTGCATAGAGCAGATCGCTCAGCTCGCCGTTGTAGGCGGCGACCCGCAGACTCACAGTCCCGTCCTTGTGTGTGGTGACCTTCATCGTGTCCCCTTGTCGTGTCAGTGGTGCAGACGCACCCTCTGCAGCACTAGGTGGCGGGCCCAGCACTGCAGCGGCTACAGCTGCAGTCAGTCGGTCGGATCGTTGATCAGCGACCAGTCGAGGTTCTGCAGCGCCCCCCGAACCTCGAGTCTGTAGATGCAGTCCCAGGACTGGTGCAGGTAGCAGAAGCCGTCGCCATGCTGGCCACCGATCTGCAGCGTGTGTGGTGTCGGTCGGACGTCGACCAGAGCGATGTCGTTGCGAGCGTCGTAGCTGACGACCTTGCCTGTGTGCTCGGGAATCATCAGGTTCCTTGTCTGTCGTGTCGGGTTGGGGCGGGCGGCTAGACCCGACTGCACTGTCTCATGAGTGTCAATCAGTGTCTAGCCACCCTACTCGCTGGCGCTCGTTCAGCCGATCAACTTGGCGAAACGGTCCTCAGCCATGGCGATCCCTCGGTCATACAGAGCACCGAAGGCACCTGCCACCTCGGCCAGCTTGACGTGGCCAGCATCGGCCAGCTTGCGAGCGACGTCGCCCAACTCGTTCGCTGTAGCCGTCATGTTGTCGACGCATCGGGCGGCGTCATCGCCGTCTGTGATGTCCCGAACCGTTTCGAGGATCATCACTCGCTCGGCCGACAGGGTCGCACCACAGAGCATGTCGAAGACCCAGTGAGGCTGGCTGTAGCCGATCGACTGCAGTGCAGCATCGGGGCGGATCTTCTGCGGCTCGGCCAGGGTCGGCACCACAGGAGCCGTCCCCGCCGAGCGGATCGGCTCGGGCTGCTCGCTCCGCTCGCTCACTGCAGCAGCAGTGGTGGGCGGCTGAGGGTTGGTCGTCTGCGCACGCTTGGCGGCTCGTGCCTCACGAGCCTTCGCCAAGCCAGCCAGCTGAGCCTCAGACATCGGCTTGCGAGCCTTGCCAGCGGCCTTGCGAGCCTGTGCAGCCTCAACGTTGGGCAGTGCGTTGTACTGGGTGCCAGCACGCTCGGCCGCAAGCTGCAGCTTGGCGACCGTCTCACGCTTGGTCGGTTCGGGCGTTGCGACCGTCTCGGTCGCACGCTTGGCGGCTCGTGCGGCTCGGGCCTTCTCCAGGCCCGCCAAGCGAGCAGGAGTCATGGCGCGCTTCTGCTTGGGCTCGGGCTCGGGCTCAGACTGCAGGGTCGGCGTCGGCTCGCTAGCGAGCGTGCTGATGTCCAGGGTCGGAATCTGCAGCTTCATCGGCTTGGGAGCAGGAGCAGCAGCGACAGGCTCGGCCGCTGGCAGGGTCGGAGCGACTGGTGCGGGGACGGGTGCTGTAGTCGTCATCAGCTGGCCAAGCAGGCTGGCAGGGTCGGCAGTCGTCTCGAGTGTGATGCCGTTCGGCAGGGTGATTTGGGTGATAGCCATGGGTTCATATCGTTTCGTGTGAGTAGTGATGGGGAGCCCTCATAGTGAGGGCTGACTGTCAGTCTGTCAAGGCACCCTGTCTGACCAGGCACAATGCGCCCCGAACGACAGCTGAGAACGGTGCATGCTCATGGGTTACTGCAGCGCTCGATCGGCCCGAGAGGACTGGCAACGCCTACAGAACCGATCGACCGACAGCCTTACAGCGTAAGGTTAGGCGTCGATGGGCCCAACCCTCGGCGGCTGAGTGATCCCATCCACCACATAACCCCTGGTCAGAGTGTGTTTCGGTAGTGAATGCGTGTTCTATTTCGTGTGTTGAGCAGGGAGAATGCAGAGTGAGGACGTGTCCAGGGGACTGGCAGGGGGAGGGGGATGAGGGGGGGCGGGGGTGCGAGTCGCATGTATATATCTGGGGCCCCACGCAGATTCTGAACCTGTCATGTTCAGTGTCCGATCTGCGGACTGATGTCAGGAGGGTACCTGAGCTAGTCCTTGTTCTCACTTCGGCCCGAAACGAGAACAACCCCCGAGATCTCTCTCGGGGGTTGCTGCTCTGCCTGACACCAGCTCGACGCTGGCTGGCTCGTAGCCCCAGCAGTCCCGTAGTCGGGACACTGGGGAGGATTGATCACACGATGCGGAACTGGACTCGAGGCCCAGCCGACACGGTCGTCAGGGTCGTGGCCGAGGTGACATCAGCGAAGGCACCCGAGGTCGAGGCCTTGGCGTAGGCCACCGCCTGGGTGGCCGCAGCGGCGGTCGTGCCATGGCTGAGGTTGATGAAGGGCACGGTCGGAGAGGTGACCGTGCGGATGGTGGACTTGGTGGCGGGGTTCGCCTGCTGGCACACCGAGAACCACACCAGGCCCTGCTTGATGACGAGCGAGCTGGAGGGCGTGATCGAGGTGAAGGCGACGGGGTTCCCATCGAGGGTGCCGAGATCCACCTGCAGCTCGCCAGGGCGGGCGTAGTTGAGGCCAGCGTCCTTGTAGATGCCGACTCGGATGACCGAGGAGGCGGCGGTGCCACCAGTGGTCACCTCGACGCCGACACGGTCGAGGGTGACCTGCTCAGCGAAGTAGTAGGGGACGAAGAGCTGCTGCTGGTCGGTGAGCAGCAGGGTCGACACGGGCCCAGGGACCGTGTACCACTCGGCGTTGCCGAGCCGATGACGGTAGGAGGGGGAGAAGAAGCTCACGAGAAGCCCTTTCGGTGATGCGTTGTGATGGATGAAAGAGCTGGTCGCTCTTCATCCATCAGCCACTCCGTCCACCGAACTCGGGGCAGTCTCCTGCTTAAGCCTTCGAAGACTTCGCTTGGATCGCTTCGTCTTCGGGATCCCTCGCAGATTCCATCGGAGAGGGATCTGTCAGGCTCCTACACTCCGACAGTCGTGTAGTCGCCTCTTTACAGAGCCCTCTACTAATAAGGCGAAAAACGGGGGTGGTGTCCACTCTCATACTCAAGCATGCCCCCTGACCAGGGCATAACAGCGTTATCCACAGGGAAAGGTTTTTTTCTGTGGATGTAGACTCTTGAACCAATCCCTCCACCCGAAAGGGTGGTAACAGTCCGAAGTGGACAGTCAGCCTGATGCTCGAGAGGGAGCATGCATGGCTGACAACATGGCTCGGGCTCGAGCGAAGGCACACGACCCCCAGTACCGCTGGACCAAGGGTGACGACGGCAAGGACGTGATGCCCGAGGCGTGGGCCCACTACCTCGAGTGGCTCGTGAACCCCCTGCGGGTGCCCGAGACGGAGACGGACTACGCCGAGTCGGTGGGCATCGCCACCCGCACCCTGCGGCGCTGGAAGGAAGACCCTCGCTTCCGAGCTGAGTGGCGGGCACGTGGCCAGGAGGCCAACGTGTCGCCCGATCGGATCCAGGCCGTCACCGACAACCTGTGGCGGCAGGCAGCCAACGACAGCGGAGCGGCGGCGGTGCGAGCCGCCGAGCTGTACCTGCGGTACGTCGAGCTGTACCTGCCGACCGAGAAGCGAGTCGTGCAGGACGACAGCATCGACAAGCTCAGCGACGATGAGCTGGCGAAGCTGGCGGGCTACGCATGAAGCCATGCTGCAGGTGCAACGAGCGACCTCGAGCGGTTTCGGCTACAGGAAAGGTCCGCTCCTACTGCGGCGACTGCGATCGGGCGAAGCAGGCCCGCTACAGGGAGACGCAGCCCAAGAGGCCAAGAACTCCCATCTGCCCCAGGTGTGGCGAGCGTGAAAGAGTCGGCAGAGGGTACTGCCGACCCTGCGCCAACAAGTACGCCAAGGGATGGCGCTCCCGCAACGGCGATCACTCCCGTGAGTACCAGCGAGTCTGGCAGCGCACCAAGAAGTACGGGCTGACCCTCGAGGAACTCGAGGCCATGTACGAGGCGCAGGACGAAAGCTGCGCCATCTGCTCGCGCCACATCGTGCTCTTCGGAGGCCAGGGTGGGGCACATGTGGATCACTGCCACAGGACTCGGAAGGTGCGAGCACTACTCTGCGGCTCCTGCAACACCGCCATCGGGAAGCTCCGTGACGACCCGCACCTGATTCGCAAGGCGGCGGACTACGTCGAGTTCCACGCCCTGGTGGCCGCATGAGTCTCAAGCAGGCTGCGCAACGAGAACTCATCTGGCGCAGGTGTGCGAAAGACCCGATCTTTGCGTTCGAATCGTTTTTTTTCATCCAGCACCCCCAGGGCAGGCGTCTGTTCAAGCTGCGGGAGCCGCAGCGGGACGCCGTCCTGAAGTGGTTGGGTGGAGGGAACTGGCTCACCCTGAAGGCTCGCCAGATCGGCTGGTCGACCCTCGTAGCCGCCTTCGTGCTGTGGATGGCGATCTTCCACGACGACCGTCGCATCCTGATCATCTCGAAGGGTGAGCGTGAGGCGCAGGAGCTGCTGAAGAAGGTCAAGTTCGCCTGGAACCGCCTCCCGCCCTGGATGCGGGAGCGGGCCCCCAAGCTGACCAACGACAACCTGCAGAACATGGCGTTCTCAAACGGCTCAGAAATCATCAGTGTTCCCTCAGCTGCAGACCCTGCTCGAGGCTTCTCGGGCTCGTTGGTGATCGTGGACGAGTGGGCGTTCCTGCCCAACGCCGAAGAGGCCTGGGCGTCCATCGAGCCTGTAGCCGACATCGGTGGTCAGATCATCGGGCTGTCGACCGCAAACGGCTCGGGCAACTTCTTCCACCAGCTGTGGGTCAACGCCGAGGAAGGCGCCAACAGCTTCAAGACGATGTTCTACAGCTGGCGTGCCGTCCCTGAGCGGGACGACGCCTGGTTCGAGGCCAAGTGCCGAGAGATGAACTCCTGGCAGCGGGCCCAGGAGTACCCCTCGGACCCCGAAGAGGCCTTCATCAAGTCGGGCAACCCAGTGTTCGGGGACGTACTCGATGGACTGCGCCCGCAGTCCCCGAAGGCGATCGGCCACCTGCGTCGGCTCGAGCATGGGGCGCTCGAGTTCCGAGGCGAGGGTGGCCCACTGTCGATCTGGGAGTACCCAGATCCGAGCAAGGTCTACGTGGTCGGCGCTGACACCGCCGAGGGCTTGGCCCACGGCGACTACTCCAGCGCCCACGTCATCGACGTGGCCACAGGCCACGAGGTAGCGCATTGGCACGGACACATCGATGCCGATGAGTTCGGGACAGTGCTCTACGACCTGGGCTACTACTACAACCGAGCGCTCGTGTGCCCTGAGGCGAACAACCACGGCCTCACGACCATCACGGCGCTGCGGCGCCTGGGCTACCCCTCGATCTACCGCAGAAGGCAGCTGAACAGCGCCAACCAGAACATGACGGTGCAGTTCGGGTGGCTCACCACCCGCACCTCCAAGCCGCTGCTGATCGACGACCTCAACATGGCGATGAAGAACGCCGAGATCGACATCCGCTCCGCAGCGACCATCAAGGAGCTGCGCACCTACGTGCGTGACGAGAAGGGTCACACGCATGGGTCGCCCTACGACGACCGTGTGATCTCGCTGGCGCTCGCCAACCAGATGCGCAAGTTTGCCCATGTACCCGAGGCCTACGGCGACGACAAGCCCAAGGGTTGGACCTTGGACTGGTGGATCTCCGAGACAGAGAACGAGCGCAAGGGTGAAACGTGGACCATCGGCGGCGGACGTAGACGCTGATGTGGACGCATCCCCTGTCGGGTGAGGGATCCCCCAACAGCCTCGAGGTCTGAACATGGCGTACAGCTGGGACAAGGGCGAGCCGAAGCTCGGCAAGCGCATCACCGACAACTCGTCGTCTCCTGGCGGTGGCCAGAAGATCAAGGCGGCTTCGCCGTCCCTCAAGGAGGGCGGCGGCTTCGCTTCTCCTGGCGGGCACGATCAGGTCAAGGTCAAGTCCACTGGTGAGGTCGGCAAGTTCGCTGGCCCTGGTGGCAACCAGAAGGTCAAGAGCAAGGGCTGAGGGCGTGAGCGCAGAGAACTGCGCCACGCCTGACTGCAACGGCCGCAACCTCTGCCTGAAGCACAAGCTTCGAGCATGGCGGGAGGAGGGCGCTACGCCCTTCTCCCTGCCAGGGCACTTCAAGGCGGCAAATCGTGGCGGCTACACGCAGTCGGAGCTGGCCAAGGAGATCTTCGACACCTCCCGTGAGCACGGGGTCGACATCCAGCGGGTGCGCTGATGGCACGCACCTCGAGGGCTGAAACGCTCGAGAAGTACCGCTCCGAGGTCGAGTGGGCAGTCAAGTGGCGTGACGAGGCTGGCTACGACCAGCTCTGGCAGCGCTGCATCGACGCATACGCAGGACAGAACCTGTGGCCCGATCCCGAGCGCCCCGAGGATCGCATCGCCGTCAACGTCACCTTCTCGACGATCAACGTCATCTACCCCTCGGTGTCGGTGAACACGCCCAAGATCGGCGTGCTCGCCAACAAGCCTGAGGACGAGCCTCGTGCGGTTTACAACGAGGCGATCATGAACTACTGGTGGAAGCACCACAACTTCCAGCAGCCGTTCCGCCTTGCCACCAAGGACTTCCTCATCATCGGCCACGGCTGGGTGAAGGTCGGCTGGCGCTTTGTCGAGGACAACGTCGCCCTGTCCGAGGAGGAGCTGCAGGCCGAGTACGAACGTCGTGTAGCCGACGCCAACTCGTTCGCTGCGGAGAACCCCGACCTGGCGGGCGGGCTTCCCTCCGATGAGGAGATCGCCACCGCACTGGTGGAGACGAAGCAGGTCATCGTCGAGGACCGCCCCTTCATCGATCGGGTGTCGCCCTTCAACATCTACGTGAACGTGGATGCCACGCACCCGCAGGACATCCGCTGGATCGCCCAGCGGATCATCATGCCGCTCGAGCAGGTCAAGAAGGACGAGCGCTACTCGTCCGCCGCTCGCAAGCGGCTGAAGCCGACGAGCATCCACAAGAACTCGAGCTGGATGCCCGAGGAGGAGCGAGAGAAGTACTCCTCGACTGTCGAGTACGTGATCCTGTGGGAGCACTACAACGTCGAGAAGGGCACGCTGTGCATCTGGGCTGATGGTGCCGACGAGTTCCTCGTCGACCCCATGGAGGTGCCCTACGCCTTCGGCCATCCCTTCGAGATGGTCCGAAACTACGACGTACCCGATCAGTTCTACCCGATCGGTGACATCGAGATGATCCTGCCCATGCAGGACGAGCTGAACAAGCTGCGCTCGCAGCTCATGAACTACCGCAAGAAGTACGCCCGCAAGTACGTCATCCGCCAGAAGGCGTTCGACAAGCATGGGCGTGCGGCGCTCGAGAGCGACGACGACAACGTCGCCATCCCAGTGGTGGACGACAACTCGCCGCTCAACGATCTCATCGCACCGCTGCCTGTGGTGCCGATGCCGCCCGAGCTGTTCAACTACAGCGATCGGACGATGTCGGACATCTACGAGGTGTCGGGCGTCAGCGAGTACCAGCGTGGCAACGCCCAGGCCATCCGTCGCACGGCGACGGAGGCGGCGCTGATCAACGACTCGACGAACGCTCGAGCTGCCGAGAAGCTCGCCATCGTCGAGCGGTTCATCTCGAACATCGCTCGCAAGCTGCACATGGTCGCCCAGCAGTTCGTGACGGGCGAGCAGGTTGCTCGCATCGTCGGCCGAGACGGCGCCATGTACTGGCTCGAGTACGAGCGGGACGACATCATCGGCGAGTACGACTTCACCGTCGAGGCGGGCTCCACGCAGCCCTTCAACGAGACGTTCCGTCGCCAGCAGGCGCTGGCCATGGTGCAGGCCATCGCCCCGTTCCTGCAGCTCGGGATCATCAACCCGACCGAGGTCGCTCGCTACATCCTGCGGGAAGGCTTCGGGGTGAAGAACCCCGAGAAGTTCCTGCAGCAGGCGCCCATGCCCGTCATGGGCCCGATGGCTGAGGGCGCAGCACCCAGTGGGCAGGGTGTAGACGCCCCGCAGATGGATCCCTCGATGCTGCTCGCAGCACAGCAGGGTGAGCCTGGCATCGGCCAGGGGATGATGAACCAGCTCGCTGGTCAGGTCGGCCTGAACCTGGGTGGTGGCTGATGGCAGCCGATCACTCAGCCGACCTTCTCGCCGCCTACTTCGGCGCCGACTCGGAGAACGTCTGGGTCCAGCTGAAGACGTGGCACGAGGTGGACCAGGGCCTCGAGGACTGGGAAGCCATCGTGGCGTTCTACGAGGTGGAGGGGCTCGACACCTACGCCGACAACTTCAACGCCTACTGGATGCATGGTCCTGGTGGGGCCATCACCTACTTCGTGGCGATCAACCTTGCTGGTGACTCGCTCCTCGCCGCTGACGGCGTCGAGCTGGCGTGGAGGTGATCGATGGCCAACAAGCGCATCGATCAGCTCACCGCAGTCACGTCGGTTGGGGCAGACGACCTCTTCGTCGTCCTGCCCAACGGTGGTGCGGAGGCTCGCAAGATCGACGCCTCCGACTTCGCTGCCACATCGTCCAACACGGGACTGATGCTGGCGGCCGACAAGTCGAAGCTGGACGCCATCGAATCTGGCGCCAAGAAGGATAAGACGATCGTCCCCTACTCGATGACGGGGACGATCAGCGTGGGGGCAGGCACGTGCCGCTTCTACGTGGACGAGACGTGGACCATCTCGTCGGTGCGGGCCTCGGTCGGCACGGCACCGACTGGCGCTGCGCTCATCGTGGACGTGAACAAGAACGGGACGACGATCTTCACGACGCAGTCGAACCGCCCCCAGATCGCCGTGAGCACGAACACCGACGTGGCTGATGCCATCGAGGTGTCCTCGCTGGCGAGCGGTGACTACCTCACCGTCGACATCGATCAGGTCGGCAGCACGATCGCTGGCGCTGATCTCACCGTAACCATCGTGCTCACTCGAGGGTGAGCGAGGAGGAGTAATGGCCCAGGTCATGTACAACGTGGCGAAGGCCCGTCTCGCCAACGGGTCGCTCGACCTCGACACGTCCACCATCCGCATGCTGCTGTTGAAGACGACGGCAGCTGGTGCGTACTCGCCCGACCTCGACACAGTGGCGGCGCTGCTCGCCGTCGGCTCAGTGGCTGAGTGTGACTTCACCAACTACGCCCGCAAGACGCTGACGGTTTCGGTCACCGAGGACGACGCCAACGACCGAGCGAACATCGACGCCGACAACCAGACGTGGACCAACGCTGGTGGAGCTTCGAACAACACGCCAGTCGCTGCGGTGATCTACCAGTTCGGCACCAACGACTCGGACTCGTACCTGATCGGCTACTACGACACGGGCTTCGGGAGCATCGCCACCAACGGCGGCAACTACACCGTCACCATCTCCGACTTCTTGAGGTTCGCCTGATGCCTTGGACGCTGACACTCACTCCTGAAGATGCGACCAAGACCCAGTGGCGTGTAGCCGCCACCGACGGGACCGAGACGTTCAACTTCAGCTTGGCTGGCAGCGAGGCGGACGTGACGCTGCTGGCGCAGCGGCGCATCGCCAAGCGCCTCGAGCAGAGGGCGAACGAGGCACTTTCCAAGCAGGTCGTCATCACCGACGAGCAGATCGCTGCCGCCGCAGCACCCACGTCGGCCGAAGCCGCCGAGGCGCTGCAGAAGCGGGTCAAGGGCCTCGAGAAGACCAGGCGCATCCTGGCTGCGCAGCGTGCTGATCGCCAGCGGCTGTCCCAGCAGCTGGACGACGTGAAGGCCTCGATCGCTTCGCTCGAAGCCTCCATCGCCGCTGAGGAGGCGGCACTCAGGGCCGCTGGAGCCATCTGATGACTGCATCTCGGGTACAGGTCGAGAACGGGAGCACCCTTGCCGACTACTACGTCGGCACGGATAGCCGCACCTATGGTGGCGGGACGACCGACATCCCCACGTCGATCCTGCTCGACGGGACCGCCAACACCGCACTCAGCATCATCGCTGAGGACGCCGCCATCGCTGGTGGCGAGGCGGGCATCCTGGCCATCGGCCAGCGCAAGGACACTCGAGCGTCGACTGCAGGTGCTGATGGTGATGCCACCATCATGACGTTCAACGCTCAGGGGGCGCAGTACGTCGAGGCATCCCGCAAGGTCGTGGCGGTGTCGGGAACGCCCTCGGGCCTCACGACCGCCACCACGACCTACACCTCAGGCGATGTACTCGGTGGCGTGTTCTCAGTGGCGAGCTGCGCTCGCCACAACGGCGGCTCTGGCCGCATCGTGGGCGTCTACATGACTGACGACTCCGACGTGATCGGTGCAGTCGACCTGTTCATCTACGACACGACGGTCAGCCCTGGCTCCGACAACGCAGCCTTCAACCCGTCCGATGCCGACAACGAGCTTGGCTTGGGCGTCATCCAGATCCCGACTGCGATCGATGCGGGCTCGAACCGTGCGTCCTACTGGAGCGGCTCGGTTCCCTTCGTCTGCACTGGCTCATCCACCACGTTGTACTTCGTGGCGGTCACCCGCTCGGCCAACGCCGTATTCGGCGGTGGCGCCACTTCACTGACGTTCCGCTTCCTCATCGAACAGGACTGAGTCATGTCAGCTGGTCACGGCTGGATCGACCTCATCGGCCCAGGAGCTTCGCCCGCCTTCGGGGCGAACGAGCACTGGTCGCAGGTGCTCTTCGGCGGGGGCACCATGACGACTGCCCCTGGTGACGGCAACGCTGACGTGTTTCGCCTCGCATGCCCATCGTCAGGGAACCGTGTCGGCGTTCGCCACACCCGATTCAGGGCCTGGAACGTCGAGGCGCTGTGCAAGTTCCGCCCCATCTCGGTTGCGACACTTGGCTGGTTCTTCGTTGACGTGCGCTGCTCGCCTTTCATCAGCTCGAGCGGCTACAGCGGTGTCGATCCCCTGTGTCGGGTCGGCACGTTCAAGCAGACCATCAACAACCAGAACGTCGGCTACGTGATCCGAGACGGCTCCGCACGCACCTACGGCGGTGAGGTTGCAAGCACTGGTGGCGCCACGTCAGCCACGAACTGGAACTGGCTGCGTGTTCGTGTCGTCGGCAACGAGTGGCAGGTCAGGTTCTGGCCCGACTCCGTGCCTGAGCCCCAGGTGTGGCACAACACCGCAACACTCCCTCGTGAGTATGGTCCGAACCGACCGACTGGTACCGAGATGGGCGACAACACATACGTCGCACTGAACCTCGAGTACGGCTCGGGCGCTGCCACGGTCGACATCGCCCACCTCTACGTCCGTGACCTCGACAGGATGCCAGCCACGCTGAACAGCGAGTACTGACGTGTCAGTACTTCTGCTTCGCCCGTCGCAGGAAGCGGGCGATGTCTCCATCGCCCTCACTCCGATCACCGTCACGGGCACGCCCGTGGCGCTCGCCGTCACGCCTGGAGAGGTCAGCGTTGCGCTGACCCCCATCACGCTCACTGCGACCCCGCAGACCTTGGCGGTCAGCGTGGGCGAGGTGAGCATCGCACTGACGCCGATCACGGTGACGGCGAGCGTCGGCACACTGAGCGTCAGCCCAGGCGAAGCGACGATCGCCCTCACGCCCATCACGCTTACCGCCACGCCGCAGGCGCTCACCGTCACGCCTGGCGAGGTGACGGTGGCGCTGACGCCCATCACTGCCACGTTCACTCCTGTGGCGCTGAGTGTCAGTACCGAGGTGAGCGTCGAGCTGACGCCGATCACGCTCACTGCGAGCCTCGGCACGCTCGGCATCACTCCAGGCGAGGTGAGTGTTGCACTCACCCCCATCACGCTGACGGGGACACCGCAGACACTAACGATCACCCCAGGTGAAGTCAGCGTGGCACTCACGCCACTCACCTTGACGGCCACTCTGGGGACGCTCGGCATCACGACCGAGGCGACGATCGAGCTGACGCCGATCACCATCACCGCCTCACTCGTGGCACTGGGCATCAGCCCAGGCGAGGTCACGGTTGCGCTCACGCCCGTGACCCTGACGGCCTCCCTCGGCACCATGGTTGTAGCCGTCGATGGCAGGGGCTTCTGGGGGCTGGCGATCCGCTGATTGTGGACGCTTGCCCTGTCGGGTGAGAGCAACCCCCAAGGACTCTCACGGAGGAACATGCCCACCGAGCTGGATGAGGGACTCGACCACGAGGTCGAGCACCCCGACTCGTCGGATGCCGATCTTCCCGATGGAACCGAGGACACCGAGTCCGATGGCGGCGTGGAGACAGTCACGCTGACCATCGATGGCGAGGATGTCGAGGTCACCCTCGAGGAGATGGCGAAGAGCTATCTGCGTCAGAGCGACTACACGAAGAAGACGCAAGAGGTAGCGACCCTGAGGAAGGAAGCGGAGCGAGCCCTGAACTTGCAGAGGGCGCTCGAGGCGAATCCCCGAGAGGCCATCGCCGCACTGGCGAGCCACTTCGGGGTTTCGTTTGCGGATAACGTCGAGGACGACTCCTACGACGACCCGCAGGCCGAGCGCATCCGTGAGTTGGAGCGCAAGCTGGCCAGCCTCGAAGCACGTGATCGGCAGGACTCTGTCGAGCGTGAGGTGCAGACCCTGCTCAGCAAGTACGAGGACGAGGACATCGATGTCGAGGCTGTGATGCGTCACGCCATCGACCATGGGTTCCCCTCCCTCGAGGCTGCGTACAAGGACATGGCCTTCGACGCCTACTTCCCCGCCTTCAAGCAGACGGTGAAGAAGCGTGTAGCCGATGACTCGGTCATCAAGGTGAAGCGCAAGGCGGCAGTCATCAACGCAGGCTCGTCCGCTGGTGCAGCGGGCGACCTTCGTGAGTTGGTCGATGTCCCGAAGGGGAAGCGCCTCAGCGTTCGAGAGGCCTACGAGCTGGCACGTGATGGCAAGACCGTCCCTCAGTGGCGCCCGAAGCGCTGACTGAGCCTCTTCACAGGAGTCAGGCACAATGCCTTCCCCGAACGTCAACTTCGACCAGATCCTGACGACCACGCTCGAGAATCGCCAGGCGACTCTCGTCGATGTGGTCTTCACCGCCCGTCCCCTCGCCTACTGGCTCAAGGACAACATCGAGCTGAAGAGCGGTGGCACCAAGATCGTCACCGAGCTGATGTACGGCCAGAACACGACCGCTGGGTCGTACTCGGGCTCGGACATCCTCAACACCGCCGAGCAGGACGGCATCACCGCTGCCGAGTGGGAGTGGAAGCAGTACGCCGTCTCGATCACCATCACTGGCTTCGACGAGCTGCGCAACAACGGCGAAGAGGCGGTCATCGACCTCCTCGAGGCCAAGGTCGAGCAGGCCGAGCAGACCATCATCGAGAAGATGGACGAGATGTTCATCACCTCCGATGGCACTGGCAACTCGGGCAAGGACTGGCTCGGCCTCAAGGCGCTCGTCGCCAACTCGGCCAACACCGTCGGCAACATCAACTCCTCGACCTACTCGTGGTGGGCGAACTACCACGAGGGCAGCGCTGGTGCGCTGACCGTCGCTGCGATGGGCACCGCCTACAACACGGTGTCGGAGGGCAACGACCAGCCTGGGTTCATCCTCACGACCCAGACGCTGTACGAGAAGTACGAGTCGCTGCTCCAGCCGAACATCCGCTACGAGTCCACCGAGATGGCGGATGCGGGCTTCATCAGCCTCATGTTCAAGAAGGCTCCCGTGATGTTCGATCGGTACGTGCCGACGGGCTACATGTACTTCCTGAACCCCCGCTACCTGAAGCTCATCGGTCACCGTGACCGTTGGTTCAAGCCGACGAAGTTCAAGGAGCCTGTGAACCAGGACATCCGTGTGGCGCAGATCTACCTCATGGGTCAGATGATCTGCACCAACCGCAAGCGGCAGGGCCTCCTCACGGGCCGCACCGCCTGATCCTGATCGGGACCAGTGCCACATCGGGGGCGGGGCGAGTCTCTCGCCCTGCCCCCTTCGTCGTTCAAGGAGACAGCATGGCTCTGAGGCAGAGCATCTTCGGTGGTTCTGGCACTCGAGTGGTCGGGTCGAACTACCGCCAGGTCAACAGCAACGAGCGACGTGGCGTGGCGCCCGTCGCTGGCTACTGGTCCGACGAAGAGGATCCTCTCGTCCCTGGTGAGGTGGGCGACGTGGAGGCCATCAAGGAGGCTGTACCCGAGGCCATCCGTCAGGCTGCGGCGAAGAAGCTCGCTGAGCGGAAGAGCAAGGCCTGATGGCCACGCTGCAGAACATCCGAGACTTCGTCCGCAACTACATCGGTGTCGACTCAACCGACCTCACCGATGCGATCTTGGACGTGCTGATCCGAGACGCATCACACGAGATCGAGTCGGCCATCCGCACGTGGCCGTTCTACGAGCAGAACTTCACGCTGTCACTGACGACAGGCGACAACACGTACCCGCTGACTGGCATCACCGCACTGGTGGACCTGAACGCCAGCCACACGAACCGCACCGTGTACATCAACGATGGCTCGGCCATCGTTGACATCCACCATGCGGACCAGACGCTGAAGCGGGTGCCGCACGAGTGGGCGCTGGATCACTATCCCTCGAGCGTCACGACGACCGCCAACCCACCCGACTTCTACTCGGTGTGGGGCGAGGTGCTGTACTTCTGGCCGACGCCGAGCTTCACAGGCTCGGTGTCGTTGACCATCCGTGCCTACCGCAGGCCGATCGACTGGGTGGCACTGACGGCGTCGAGCACGACGCCCGATCTGCCTGAGCGCCTGCATCAGGTGCTGCAGACGCTCGCCTTGGGGCGTGCGTACAACCATCAGGACGACGCCGACAACGGCGTCTTCTACCTGCAGCTCGGGGCCAACACCCTGCAGCGCATGATGGACGACTACGCAGCGATGCCGATGGATGCGCCCATCGTCGTGAACGGTGGGCCGTCGCTGATGCGGAACCGCTACCGCCCGCATGGGCGCCTTCGCTACCCCTGGGAGTGATGTAGGTGCCCCCTCGTCCTCTGCCAAAGCCTCCGTCGCCCAAGCGCCTCTCTGAGGTGCAGCTCATGGACTTCCGAGGCGGGCTCCGCATCTCGGTGGATCCTGCCGAGGTGAAGCCCAACGAGCTGGCCGACTGCTGCAACGTGATCATCGATCACGATGGTGGCATCCGCTCTCGAGGTGGGGTCACCAACTACACGTGGCTGAACAACGCCAACGCTGAAGTTCGCCGCACCGTGTACTCGCCTGTGCTCAACAACACGCTGTGGTTCGGCTACAACAACTCGAGCTTCAACAGTTACCTGGGACGAGGCAACGCTGCCGACCCGATCACGACGGTCGACACCGCCGCCAACACCCTGTGGCGCAACGGCTCCAAGTCGAAGTTGGGCGGGATGAACGATGCGGTGTACTACGTCGCTGGTTCGTCCTTCGACGTGCGGAAGATCACCAACTCCGCACTGACGACGATGACTGCTTCGAACCCGACATGGCAGGACGACTACGCCTCGCCCTCAGGAAGCCACTTCCCCCGCTGCACCTACGCCGTGTCGCACATGGACTACATGTTCGCCATCGGCACCTACACCGCCGCAGGCGGCAGCGATGGCAGTGGGCGTCGGGTGCGCTTCTCGCACCCTGGCGACCCTGGGTCGTGGCGTAGCGACGACTGGTTCGACATCCCCGACGGCGCAGGCCCTGCAGTCTCGATGGGTGACCACCTGCTGTTCATGACGAGCAGGGGCCTGTGGGCGCTGTATGGGAACAGCCCTGAGACGTTCTCGCTCGTGAAGGTCGTCGAAGGCGGCATCTACGGTGCCGACGACGGTGGGCTGTTCAACGACTGCTACGAGCTGGTTCCTGGGGTTGGGCTGTTCCTGTGGTCCAGGGACCGTGGCGGGCTGTGGCTGTGGAATGGCCGACGACTGGACTACAAGGGCGAGAAGGTTCTCGATGGGTTGCGGGAGGGCCACTTCGGTTCCTCGTCGTACACGGCGCAGCTGCCTGCGCCTCGGGGTATGTGCTTCTCACCCGTCAGCCGACTGCTGATGATGCCGCTGTACTACTCGGTGACGGCGTCATCGACGGCTGTCCTCACGTATGACGTGGATCTCGAGGCGTACTCGCTGTGGAAGTTCAACTTCAACGGGGTAGACACAACGACCCTCAGCCACAACGGTGCAGTGCTGCAGGGGAAGCGTGGCACTGGCAACGTCATGGTGATCGATGAGATCCAGGACGTTGGCATGGCCTCTGGTGAGCTGCAGGCCTACATCGAGACAGGCTGGCTCGAGATGGGCACCATCAACCGCAAGGGGTGGAAGCGGCTCTTCACGACGGTGAACGCTGGCAGGCCGTCAGCAGCTGACGGCCAGTTCAGCGTGAGCTTCTACAAGGACTACTCGACGACTGCTTCGAAGACCGTCACCTTCGACGCTGGTGCTACGCACAAGATCCAGCGCCTCTCGGGCGCTGGCGTTGCTCGAGCGCTGAAGATCAAGCTCACCTTCCCCTCAACCTCGTCCTCGTCGAACAAGATCTGGTCGGTCGACAAGCTGACGATGCAGCTCGTGAACCGAGGCAAGTGATGGCGCTGATCCGCTCGGGCTGGAGGCCCTCTCGCTGGATCTCGCTGCTCGGGCCCGACTCGGGCCCGTTGCGACAGATCTTCGGTGAGCTGGCCGATGTACTCGCCAAGCTGCCTCAGTACACCGAGAAGATCGCTGACATGGCTGGCTCAGCGTGGACCGCTGGCCAGCTGGTCTACGACAAGGCCACAGGCAAGACCCACCAGTGGGACGGCACGCAGTGGCTCGAGCAGATGTTCACCGAGATGCAGGACTGGACGCCGACCCTGTGGCAGGGCGTCCAGCGCACTTGCACGATCACCAACGCCAAGTATGCCCTGTGGGGACGGCTGTGCTGGGTCCAGTGGGACATCACTGGGACGAATGCTGGTGCCGCTGGCAACGACATCTACATCGGTGGACTCCCTAAGGCGCCCTCCCTATCGGGCGCCCCGACCCTCGGGTCGGCTCAGTGGTACGACGTGTCGCTGCCTGCCCGCTACACCTGCGTGACCGAGGTGTTCAACACGGGCTTCATCGGGTTCATCCATGGAACATCCACGACGAACCTGCTGGGCACAACGCCGAACGTGACCATCGCCAACGGCGACATCTACCGAGGGTACTGCCTGTACCCGTGGTGAAGCTCAGAGGCCGCAACATGCGGCTGTGGACGAAGGCCCTGAAGGGTGAGGTTGACCTATGGCTGATCTGTCCCCTTTCGAGATCCTGCAGTTCTCCCAGCAGGAGGACCAGCTTCGAGAGACGCTTGGCGCCCAGCTGGCCCGCATCGCCTTCGAGCGGGGCAACGCTGGCATCAACTACCAGCGATCCCTCGACGCCCTCGGTGAGCAGTACCAGAAGGCCTTCCAGGGCTACGCCCCGAGCTACGCCCGCAGGGGCATGCTCCGCTCGGGTCTGTACCAGCGTGCACTGAAGGACTGGGGCAACGCCCGCATCAAGGACTTCGGTGATCTCGAGCTGTCCAACAGCCAGCGCATGGGGAACTTCGACCTGGCCCGCCAGCAGTACGAGGGTGCCTTGGCCAGCGGCTTGGGCCGCATCAACACGCAGCGCTCGACGCTGCGGGCGCAGCGTGCGGCGCAGCTCTCGGAGGTGATGTGACATGGCGACTCGTCGCAGGACCACTGTCGACAGTGCGGGCTCTCGCCCTGGATCGTCCTACCGCCAGGAGCAGGCGGCGAAGAACTTCGCACCGCCGCCCGTCAGTGTCTCCCCGAACGACATCTACATGGGTGGACAGGCTGCCAAGGAGATCTTCCTCGGCGGCGCTGCGCCGCCCTCGCAGCAGAACCGCTCGGCGCTCGAGCTGGGCTGGAGCGACCAGCTCATCGACGCCGTCGCCAACCAGCTCGACAGCCAGACCACGCCTCCCGATGCACCGCCCTACTACGAGCCTTCGGGCGGTGGTGGCGGGGGCGGTGGTGGCGGCTATGCCGCCGCCATCCAGGCGCAGCTGCAGGCTGAGCTGGATCAGCAGATGGCTGCCATCGGGCGCATCTACGAAGAGCGCCTGAAGGGCATGACGAGCCAGAAGGACGCCAACGCTGGTGTACTCGCTCAGGCGCTGACCGACCATCAGGCGGCGATCGCCAAGATCTCGAACGACTACAAGGTGCAGCGTGCTGCCGTCGATCAGTCGATGGCCAAGCTGTACGCCGACACGCTGAACCGTGTCACCGAGAACAAGAACAACACCGCCAAGGTGCTGTCGCAGTTCGGTGTGGATCCGAACCTGTTCGCTCCCGCTGCTGCGAAGGTGGACAACTACGTCAGTCAACAGCAGCAGGTCCAGCGGGAGTATGGCTCCCGCATGGAGCAGCTGAGCGATGCCTCGATGGCCAACCAGAAGGCAACTGGTGAGTCGATCAAGCAGGCTGGTGCCACGCAGCTCGAGCAGAACTTCAACAAGTTCCAGACGCAGCTGAACCTCGAGCGCATGAAGCAGGAGCAGGCCGCACAGGCCAGCTACAACGAGGGGCTCCGCTCGCTCGCCATGCGTTCCGCTGGCGGTGGCGGTGGTGGAGGTGGCAGCAGCTCTTCGGATCTGAACTGGGCCAAGTTCGCCTACCAGCAGGAGAAGGATGCTCGGGACTACGAGCTGGACCTCATGAAGCTCCAGATGGGTCAGAAGGGTGGGTTCGATCTGGACTCACTCGACCCCAACAGTGACGCCTACCTCGCTGCCGTGACGGGCGGCGACCTCAAGGGTGCCGCCTCATGGCTGCAGGAGCAGTTCAACGCTGGCGCCTTCGATAAGGCTGCCTATCGAGGCAACGTGCGACAGCTGCAGCAGAGCTACGGCAGCAACCGACTGGCGTCGGTGGCACCGCAGACGAAGGGCGACTACAAGCAGTACCTCACGCAGAAGTACAAGCGGTGATCTGTGGTCGTCCGCATCGAGAAGAGCAGCGGTGGTCGCACCGTCTCCAACGCTGATCGGCTGAGCAGCACCCTCGAGAAGATCGCTCTGTCGGGCGCTTCCGCTTCGGAGAAGCAGAAGGCGCTCGCCACTGCGCAGAACAAGAAGAAGCCGAACATCGCTCTGCGGGTGGTCGGTCGGGCGCTCGACATCGTCGACACGCCCCGAGCCTTCGTTGCTGCGGGCCTGAGCGAGGGCACCGACGCTCTCACCGATCTGTTCAAGCTGGACGGACACGAGACGCTGAACGCCTCGTGGAAGGACTTCTGGGACGCCACGTGGTCCAACAAGGGCTTCGGCAAGCACTTCCAAGAGAAGATGGACGCCGAGAACCTCGCTCGAGAGAAGCGAGGCGACAAGCCGAAGAAGACCTTTGGTGTCATCAGTGATGACAACAAGTGGGCCAAGCGTGGCATCGGTCTGCTGGGCGACATCGCCGCAGACCCGCTGACCTACTTGGCGCCCGAGGCAACGCTGGCCAAGGTCGGTGGGCAGAAGGCTGTCGCTCGAGCGCTGTTCAGCCAGGCTGACGATGTAGCCGCCCACAAGCTGGCGCAGAAGATCGCTCGAGACGGCATGACCTCGCTGTCCAAGGGTGAACTGAACACCGTCAATCAGGTGCTGCAGAAGACGGGCAAGCTCGGCACGGATGAGGCCATCCGTGGCGGCATGCACTGGACCGTTCCTGGGACTGGCCGAGTGGCCAGCAAGGTGACCCGCTCGACCGCTGGGCCGAAGCAGGTCCAGGTCGTGCCACAGTCGCTGGCCCGAGTCACGCCCAAGGGCGTCTTCGAAGCGACCCGCAAGACGGTTCGCAACACCTTCAGCGGCACTCGTGTAGCCGACCTCGTTGCAGGCCAGGACGCCATCGTCAAGCGCATGGTGTTCACTGGGTCGCCAGACCAGGCACGCCAGGCGTTCCTGGCGCTGGACACCGCACGCTCCAAGCGACTCCTGACCCGTCGCATGCTGCAGGAGCTGGAGAACAGCTGGGCTGGGCTCGAGCACGATGCGAAGAAGCTCGGTGTCGATGGCACCGAGGTGTACCGAGCGATGGGCATGGACGATGCTGCCATCGCTGAGCTGCCCGATGCGATGCAGCAGTTCGTCAAGCGGGCTCGGGAGTTCTCCGAGGAGGCTCGCCTGTACGCCAACGAGGTGGCGGGCGAGCAGTGGCTGGTCAAGCGTGAGCAGTGGCAGCCCGCTCTGGCGAGCGAGGACTTCAAGGAGATCCTGAAGGAGTCGGGTCGCTCTCCCCGCATGGCTGGGAAGAGCTTCAAGCCGTCGGGGATCGAGAAGCGAGCCAAGCTCGTCGCTGGCGAGGAGTTCCTGGGCGAGACGCTGCTCGACGCCAGTGAGTACCAGAAGCTCCATGGTGTGGCCCTGGACCCTCGAGGCCAGGCCGAGAAGATCCTGCAGGACCGCATGCAGCGCATGGGGGCCGAGCACGTCTACGCCATGTTCGAGGACGACGTGTTCAAGGCGATGCCCGCCTACATCCGTGACCTCGGCTACCGCACCACCTACCGCAGCATCGAGGCCGATCTCGCCAAGAAGGGGATCGCCCTCGACATGTACCGCACCGTCTTCGACGACAAGGCGGTGGAGGCAGCCAAGCGCCGTTCCAAGGCGATGGGCGTCTGGTACGACGCCCGCCAGAAGGTCAAGTCCCAGGCAGCTGTAGCCGAGTCCGCACGCAAGCGTGCTGACGCTGCCAAGGCGACCGAGGATGCCTACGCCCTCGAGATCGCCAAGATCAAGGAGAAGGCCTTCCTCGACGCCGACCTGGCGGATGCCCGCCTGGCTGCACAGGAGGGCCATACAGCTCGTCTCAGGGCCGCTGGGGGGGGTTTGGAGCGGGAGGCTGCAGAGGCCTCTCAGCGGGCTTCTCAGGCGCTCTCAGAGCTGGACGTGATGAACGCCAACTTCACCGAGCGGTTGGAGGAGGCGGTCAACGCCGTCGCTGAGTCCAACAAGGCGCTGGGGAAGGTGCAGCGCCAGCTGAACTACCTGACCCAGGAGCGGGATCGGGTACGTGCTGGCATCGTCAAGGTCTACGAGCGGGCCGACGAGCGGGTCGCCAAGGAGCTGACCCGCCGCAAGGAGCTGGCCAGCCTCGAGAACTACCTGGCCGAGATCGAGGACCGCATCGCTGGGCTGCACGCCCAGATCGTGAACGGCGGGGTGCGTCCTGGGATCGGTGATGAGATCACCGCCATCAAGGACAAGCTGCACCAGCTCGTCACCGACCCGAACAACAAGAAGCGCTTCGACCTCCTGCGCATGGCGGTGGAAGCCGCCGACTCCCACGACGTGGCCAAGATCAGGGGCCTCGACATCCGTGACGTGCGCAAGATCCTCGAGGGGCTCGGGGTGCGTGACATCCCTCAGGCCCGCAAGCTGCTGGCCTCTCGGGATCGCATGGTCGACGCCCTGAAGCAGCAGCTGCTGAACCTGCAGACCGAGCAGAAGGTCTTCGACCAGACCACCCGCTACGTGGTGGGTGCGGAGATGGACTACTGGCGCCAGGGGCTGACCCAGGTGCGCCAGCAGATCGAGGCGGTGGCTGCCAGTAACGACCCGCTGGCGGCGCAGGCAGCCGAAGTGCTCGAGCGCATGTCCACCGTCAGCGAGAAGGGCACACTGATCAACGCCGTCAATGGTGACGACATCTGGTTCCAGGGCGTGCGAGGCACGCAGCTGGATCTGACCCGCCAGGTCAACGATGTCATCCAGGGTGGTGGCCTCGAGGCGGGGTTCCCTGGTCTGCCCTTCTTCGCCAACGACGGGTTCGACGACATCGCCAGGGACATCTTCGAGATGCCTGGCCCCAAGCCGAAGGTCGCTTCAGTGAAGCTGCGGGTGGCCAACCCTCGGGTCTATGGGCCCGACGTGGCCACGCTCGGCAAGGTTGCCGACATGGACCCGCAGTGGAACCACCTCGTGTATGGCAACGCTGCGCCAGCTGGCTTGCGTCAGGCGCAGGCCGACATGCTGCGCAACGCCTTCGCCATGGGTGCGATCGACATCAACGATCTGAAGCCCGTCACCCAGGAAGGCCTCGACGTTGTCGATGGCTGGTGGGATGACTTCGTCGGTGACGTGGATGCGCTCATGGAGCATGGCTACGACGCCGAGAGTGCGATCACCTCGGCGCTCAGTGTCAGCCACTTCGACGACTACATCGATCGTCTCGGTGGGCAGCCGCAGCTGCGTGAGCTGGGTGAGCAGGTGACCTCCGAGGAGTACCTGTTCAACAAGTTCATCTACGAGGTGGGCGGTCACGCTGATGACAGC